AGATACCGCCTCCATGATGTGGGCCGATATTCAGATCGCATGGACCGCGATTCAGGCTGCTATGCAGCCGGTAGTAGAGTGGATCTACTATACGGCTTGGCCGTGGGTCGTAGATACGTTTAATACGATTAAAGACGCGGCCTCCAATCTTTGGGGTACGGTTCAGGCCGCGTGGACCTCAATTCAAGCGGCTATGCAGCCCGTCGTGGAATGGATCTACTACACGGCCTGGCCCTGGGTCGTCGACACATTCAATACAATCAAAGACACTGCCTCTGCTCTTTGGGGCACTATATCAGCGGCGTGGAATGGTATTTGGGCCACTATTCAGCCCGTCGTCGATTGGATTTACAATATTGCGTGGCCGTGGGTGGTCGGCGCATTCAATGCCATTAAAGACACGGCGTCTATTATGTGGGGTTCCCTATCGGCGACGTGGAATGGTATTTGGGCTGTTATGCAGCCTGTGGTGAATTGGATTCAAACCTACGCTGCACCTGTTATTAGTGTGGCCTGGGAGATAATCTCTACGGGTGCGAAAATTCTGGGCGGGATCATTGCGTTCGTATTCGCGTCCATTATCGCTGCGGTCACTATGGGGGTCGCCGTAATTCAAGGCGCGGCCACCACGATCAGCGCCGCCTGGAACACTGTTGTTTCGTGGACCAGCTGGCTGAAAAACATGGTCGTCTCCGCGTGGAATATCCTGAAAGGCGAAATCCAAATCGTTAAAGATTGGATTGCTAACACGCTTGTTCCCGCAATTACAAGCGCCTGGGACAGGGTCGTGGCCGCCGCCAATACTATGAAAGACGGTGTTAGGACGGCGTGGGACAAAATCAAGGAAGCCGCCGCCAAGCCTGTCAATTTCGTTATTGGCACAGTCTACAACAATGGGTTGCGGAAACTCGTTAATGGAATGATGGAGAAGCTTTCCCTCGATCTTCGTCTTCCCGAGGCGCCCACGATTGGCGGGTACGCGTCTGGTGGTGTCCTGCCCGGATACTCCCCGGGCCGTGACATTTATCACTTCGTATCTCCCGATGGTGGCGGTCGGCTCGCGCTTTCCGGTGGAGAAGCGATCATGAGGCCGGAATGGGTGAAAGCTGTCGGTGGGCCCGCAATGGTGAATGCTATGAACCGCGCCGCCGCACACGGGGATAGAATCCCTGGCGGTGATGCGGGGTATGCTGCATTCGCTCCGGGTGGTATTTGGGATCCTGTCAAATCGACGGTAGAAAAGGGTGCGTCCGCTGCTCTTAATTGGATCACCGGCGCTGCTGATGCGGTGTCCTCTATCTTTTCCGACCCGATCGGGGCCGTCGAGACTGTCATCAAGGCTCCGGTTCATAAGCTTCTCGATTCGTGGGGCGGTGACGGTGCGAAACCGTTCTTCGACGCTGGAAAAGCTGGCGTTGATAAAACCATTGACGCGCTCGGCGATTGGATTAAAGATCACATGCCTGTGGTCAGCGGTTTCGGTGGCGGGATCGGTGCCATTGGCGCTGCTGCGGGCGATCTCGTGAATACGGCGCGTCGGGCTATCGGTACCCCGTATGTTTGGGGCGGCGTCTCCCCGGGAGGCGGGCTCGACTGTTCTGGTCTTGTTTATTGGGCGCTCAATGCAATGGGTATTCACGTGCCGCGCCTCACGGCGGCCGGATATCAAGCAATGTCGTCCCCCGGTAACCCCATGGTTCCCGGTACGCTTCTGTTCTGGGGTTATCCGGCCCATCACGTTGCTATTGCTTCTGGTAATGGGATGATGGTTGAGGCGCCGACTTTCGGTATTCCGGTGCGTGAGGTCCCGATCTATGGTGGCCCGTCCGCGGGGAATCTTCGCTATGACAATGGCGGCTTCTTGCAGCCCGGCCTCTCAACAATTGAGAATAAAACTGGCCGTCCGGAGCCCGTTTTCACGTCGGCCCAGTGGGAGAAAATGGACAAGTTGATTAGTCTTCTGGAGAATCGTGCTCTCGGCCCGGACGTGCTCGAAATTCGAGATGTGGACAATGATCTTGTGGGCCGCATGCAAGTAGAGGCAACGTCGGCCATAGTAGACTATGACCGAATGAACAGATAAAACCATTATGACGGAAAGCATAAAATAATGCCGATTACGGGATGGATTGCTACACACACCGGGCTGCCGTCAATAATGGCCACCGGCAAAGAGCCCGTTTATGCGGGGGACCGTCTTTTCGCTATCCCTGGGATGGCTCGCGACAAAAGACCACTCACCGGGCGCGCAAAAATGATTCGCGAGCTCGAGGGCCCCAAGCTGACCGAGCCGGTAACAATGATCCTCTCAGACGCGTACGCCGTACCGGGCACCACAATAAAATACACTCAGGGTGACTCCTCGGTCACGCTGACTCGCCCCGAGGTGGAGTGGTGGCGCGGCATGGTGAGCGGCCTCAACGGTCGCACCGTACCAGGACTCATCTGGGAGGAGGCCCAGGACAAAAGAGAATGGTCCTCCCCAATTTCGAGATACAACTCGCTCATTGCCAGGTGGCCGATGCTGGAAGTGGCCCGCACGGGAGGCGGACAATTCGTCCTAGACGACCCGTCCCACGTTAACGCCGTTTGGGAGATCTTGCAGAAGCGTGAGCCTCTCATTCTCACGCCCGGCGCCCCCGCCGACGTTCTCCCGTCACGATTCATCACCGTAGACAAAGTTGACAGTGCAAGAATCACAGGAGACGGTATTATTCGGTGGAACGTGAAATGGCATGAGCTCCCCGAGGACTCGCCAATGCTTGTCGGCCCTCACGCCGGCTGGGGGGCGGCACCTTGCGTCACCTGGGGTGAATGGCGTGAAGTCGACAAGGTATGGAAATCGCGCACATACATTGAAATTTGCAAAATGATTGCGGGGATGCCATGAGAAACGGCCCCACGTTAGCCGCTCTTTCAGACGGTCTCAGCATCGGCGCAAGAATCGATATCATTCGCGGCGGCGAAGTCCTCAAAACGGGAATCCCCGCCTCAGAAGTGAAAGTCGAGTGGTCCTCAACGAACCGCCAGGTTCCGGGCGCCCTGTCTTACTCTTGCCCAATGTCATGGGTTCCAGAGTGGCCGCTGGACGCGCTCAACAATTTCGGACAGAGATCCATGGTGACCGCACTCTATGAGAATCGGCGCGGCGACTACTGGGAAATTCCTCTCGGTGAATTCGTCAACATGGAATGGTCCGTGTCGAAAGAAAAAGTTAACGTTTCCTGCAAGGATTTGACGCAGATTCTTGCCGATAATCCGAAGCCGTGGCCGTCCTCTCCCGCCGCTGGCGCCACTCTGCTCTCCGAAGCCAATGAGCTCGCAGAATATGTGCGAGTAAAACTGGAAGATGACGTCTGGGACGCGCCTATCCCGCGCACCACCCAGTGGGGAAACTCGCGAATCGAATCAATCTATAAGCTCGTAGAATCGCGAGGATGTGGTATTCGTAGCGGCGCTGACGGGATGCTGCATATTTTCAAGCTTCGTGACAAGACGGCGCCTGACGAGATTTACACGTACGAGTCCGGTTTTCTTTTGGAGGCTCCGCGCGCTCCGAGGTCGGGCGGACGTCGCCCGAACCGATGGTACGTTACCGGCAGTAAACAACAGAGGGCTCAGGGGGAGCAAGAGGAGCGTTGGACCGCGGAACGCATGGTCACTGACCCGCCATACGAGCCGGCCGGTTACGGTTGGGTTACGTCGCACAAGGAATTCAGTGCCGCAAGCTCGGCGAGAGAAGTATCCGAGGCCGCTGACACGTATATGATTCAGGACATTTCCTCCCGCTCCTCCCGCTCTTTGACGATCATTCCGGATGCCCGTATCGAGGTCGGGGATGTTATTGGTGCGATTACCGAGCAGGGCGAACACATTGCAGGCCGTGTCACAGCCTATAGTCTCCCGTTGTCTGACCCGTCCGCTACAATGAGGGTAGACATAGAGGTACTGGGAGAATAAACGGGGCATCATGGTCAGACCGTCACTATTGCTTGACACGGCGCCACGAAATGGCGGCGGGCGCAACAATAACAATGTTATTGTTCAGCAATCCTCAGTATCGTGGACGTACGGGAAAATCACCGGCACGTCCGCCACCGACAGTACGCTCCCGTCCGGCTGGGTGGAGGTGGGAATCCCTTACAGTAACCCGACCTCCCATGCTGTTGGTGAATCTGATGGTATTGCCACATGGATAGGCGCCCGCGTACTCGTCATTATCGATTCATCCGGACGTGTAGTCAAGATCAGTGACCCTATCGCAGAGCCGCCTTCCGGCGCAAAAGTTGAGAATCTTGGGCACACGGGTAAAATGCTCAGTCAGGCCGCGAAAGACGCCGAGCGCGCTTTCAAGGAGGCCGACGCTATTCGAGACCGCGCCAACAAAGCCGAAGGTGCTGCGAATAAGGCGGCGAAGGATGCGGAGAAAGCTGTTCAGATTGCGGAAGCTAACCGGCCGCCCGTAGTGGCCCAGACCGCGCCCGAGAATCCTGTCACAGGGTTGATTTGGTATGTCACCGACAATGCCGGGCACATTACTGATGTGCGTATTTGGGATGGTGTGCAGTGGGTGACCAGAACAATGGTTGCCGGCAGCATTCTCGTCCCCTCGTCCGTGGGCAACGTCTCGCTCGCTGACGGTTCTGTGTCAGCACGTAACATTTACGCTTCCGGGGAACTGTGGGCAAAGATCGCGGCGTTTGCGTCTGTCACTACGGAAATGCTGACCGCTGGAAACGCAACATTCAACGCAGCGAAAGTCACTGGCGATCTTATTGGTAATAGGCTTATTGGTGGGGAGCTTTCGCTCGTTGATACTGAGCCGACGTTGGGCGAGAAGAATATTCGATTCGGACTCGGCAGCGAGTACGAGTTCTGGGAGTCTATCTGGTCTCCCAAAATCGCTACCGTGGAGGAGATGGAGGGTGGCACGCGATTTGTTCTGACGGACCGGGATCGTCCTAATCGTAATGATGGTGCGCAGATGGCAATCTACGATATTGCTGTTGCGAAACCAAAAACGTACGGTATTGCCGGTGAGGGTGTCGGCAAGGTTGAGGGGTATATTCTTTTTACGCCGTCGTGGAACGGGCGTGCGATTCTCACAATCAACATTGGCAAGAATAGGATTATTTCTGTTGACGAGCAGGCGACGGCCGGGCAGAAGATAAGATTCGATTTCGCGCTTCCTGATGGTGCGTGGATTCAGGACACGGACACGCCTTTCTATATTAGTGCTCGCACGAATGATGTTTTTACGCCGGGAATGACGCTCGGAATCATTTATTCCATGTACGTGTCGTGGAAGATGAGCCGTTCCTCGGGTTTGCATATTTTCCGTGACGATGAGGGCGTTGCGAAGATACAGATCACCGACCGTCAGGGCGGCGAGCTCATTATGGACACGAATGGCGTGTCCTATGATCCTCCCGGGTCGGCTTCGCCTCATTCCTCGTCGTGGCGCACTTTCACGGAGCCGCCTTTCGCCCACATGGCAACGAACAACGCTCATTTGTGGACTAAAAAAGATGATTGGACGGAGGTTCCGGTCGGTTCGCAGGAGAAGATCGTTCGTGGCGGGATGCAGGTAGATGGTGTCGAGATCATTATTCCGCAGAGCGGGCTTTATCGTCTAGATGGCACAACGTGGTACCGGTCATCGTGGGCGGGGTATGTTGGCGGCACTAGGGTTGCTCGCAGCAATGACGTTGAGCGCGGTGTGTACATGTATGCTGCGTTGAACCATGGCCTGTGGACCGCGTTGCAGGTGACCGGTGTTAGGCGTTTGAACGTCGGGGACAGGATTGCGCTTTATACGTATCAGAATATTGACGAGGGTACAATTATGGATTGGGGCGAGATGACGGTTAGCTGGCTCACCTACTGAAGATTGTGCAACAATATTTTTAGGAGAAAACAATATGCCTAACACTAGGTGGACCGGCGGTGTAGTCCCCACGGTAGACGATAATCTCATTGAGGCCTGGGACGCTTATGATGATTCCGCCGGTAGGGTTATGCCGGCGGCGTCCGTGGCGGCAGCTAGGGTTATGTTGGCTGCAGCGCCGTCCGGGGCGGTCTCGAAAGCACGCCCCGCCGTTTTCATTATTGACGACATTCTGTACACTGCCGACGGCTCCAAGGGCGGGGACGGATCGTTCAACATTAATCCCGCAAACTCGTTTAGCGGTGTGCTTTACAGGCATCGTGATAATACGAACGGCCGCGGGCGCCCGACCTCGGACCACGCCACTTATACGTGGGGTGACGGTATCGTTACTCTGCCGATTAAGAGTCTCATGGAGTTCTCGCTTGACGTGTGCGTGAGCATTGCGCACGAAGATTATCATTCCGAGGAGGAGAAAGATAAGGCGGTCGGCTCGTATTTCTTCGGGTTCAAGCTTGATAATCGGGGTATTTGGCAGACCGAGATTCAGTATAATCGTACGTTTATGACGCATCATATGCAGTGGCGTCTTTCCGTGGAAGCCGGCTCTCACAGGGTTGCCTATACTACAGCGGGTAGTTATGGTGCTGACCCGTACTGGCATTACGATGGTGGCGTTTTCCCGGGTACCGTGTTTACGGTGGCTACTCTTGGTGCGACTCGCGTTGACCTGTAATCAACAAATATAGTTCACTATTAGAAATAGGTGATAACAATATGACTAAGGTCATAGCGACTGTCGTGAATGCGGCCGGCAAGACAGTCAACGCAACAATGAGCGTCCGCCCCGAAACCGTCTACACGTCCGACAATATTACTACCGTTCCTGCCCCCGTGCGCGGTGACGCTGACGACAAGGGCAGGATTGAGGTGGAGGTAGACGCCAGCCATGGCGGACGATGGGCAATTGTGATCAATGTTGCCGGCGTTTGGGCGCGCGAAGTGCGCGGGGCGGAGCTGCCGGCCTCTGGTGACGTGCAGGTGACCTCCCTGTCAGCATGGAATGGCGGCGGCACGCCTGATCCCGGCAATCCTGGCGGAGGCGGCCAAGGCAATGCCGGCAAGATCACCGTCAGCGACGACGGTCTTACCTGGACCTACGGAGAGTGAGAAAACACAATGGCAAACGTTACTGGGTACACTAAGGCCGGCGTCGACAAACTGGTCGCCCCACTGTTCTCCGCGATCTCGCCTTTCACGGTCGGCGGATACTACTACTCCCCGGTCACGTATTTCTGGCCCGATTTCTACAACGAGGGCCAGGCCGGAAAAGTGTCAAAGTGGGCCAAGACGCTGGCTTATGGGGATGCGCTCGGCTACGTGATTATGAACCGTTCCACGGGAGATTGGTCCGCCAAGGACAATGATTTTCTTACGCAGGCGCAGCGCGCCCAGGCAGCGGGAGCGAAGCGGATTCTTTGGTACATTCCTACCCGCTACGGTGTCGCATCGCTCGCCAAAGATGATGCTGCTAGGAATGGCGTGCCGGACCCGGACAAGTTCACGCGCGAATACATTATGCAACTGTGCGCCAACCTGCGCTCACAGTACGATGGCCTTTTCCAGGGAGTATTTTTGGACGAGGTAATCAACGGCTGGGGCGCACAGTCTGGTCGAGTCGGTTGGTACGGTGACCTCATTGGCGAAATTCGACGCACTTACGGCAAGAATTTCACAATCGCCATTAACCCTGGTAGTAATATTACTGAGGCCGTGTGCGCGCTCGATTTCGACGTGTGCATGAGCTTCGAGAACACCGCCGCCAAGTACTTGACAGACGACCCTAATAACCCGATCGCGAATGACGTGATGCGTGCACAGCCTTCCACCAAGTGGTGGCACGTCATCCACGGTGTTACGAAAGAGAATTTCCGACAGGTAATCGATCGCGCCGCGTCGTTCGGCGTCTCACATTTGTATGTGACCGACGGTGAACTTGTGCAGGGTGAGGGCGGCCAGTGGGTGCCCGAGAAGAATCCTTATCAGAATCCTCCGTCTGATTGGATCATGGAGCGTGTGATCGCTTGGCATGGTGGCTACCTCAGCTTGGCGGAGCGTGTTGCTGCGTTGGAGGAGAAGGCGGCTCCGGCTCCTCAGCCTGGCGCCTGAGTGTTTCACGTGAAACATTCCCCCCTCACCACACAAGTCGTGGTGAGGGGGGAATGTTTTCATGCCCAACGGAGGAGGCTATAATCCCAGGCGTTGGTAGTCTCCTCCGTGTTCGCGAGCGATATCGTCCAGTACGCCCATGAGATCGGAGCGCGCATCGTCCTGAACGTCGATCGACGGAGAGTTCAGGATCGAGTGGATCGTGTTATTGATCTCCCGAAGTTGACGAGCAGCGATTGCGTCACACTCTACGGCAGTCCATCGTCGTGCTAGACGGTGTGCAAGATTACATGTGCTCTCGCCGCTTGTTTCATGGTAAACACCCACAACGCTCAATGGCCAGCCCCACACAATCCATTTACTGAAAGCGCTGCCGTCGCAGTTTTCTACGGTGACGTCAATCCCAACGCCTTTATATTGGTTGTGCCACTTCAGATGAGCGACCATGTGTGTTTCGTCAATGTCGCACTCGTCGGGCTTCGGAAGCCACAGCTGTGTGAGACTGACCTCGTGTTCGATCTCCAGCATTGGGTTATTCGCTGTCATGAGACGCTCCGCAAAAGTAGGTTGCAGCGCATTGCGGAATGCTCCGGATTACAGGACTCCTCGTGAGTCCACCCTGCTGAGACGCCGCGCTTCGTTGTCACCACGACGCCGCCGTCGGTGACCTCGATTTTCCCTGACGGAGAGTCAATGATGGTAACCCCGGCACGGTCGGAAATGCGAGGCGACTGGAGCATGTCCCGCAATTCCTTAACAATAGCCAGCGCGATTTTCTGGCGGTCAATCTTGCTCATTATTCTACCTCCCGAGCAGACGGTGTGACACCAGCCTGCCCCTGATAATGTGACCCGAGACCGTCGGTGCCGTACGGCATACTGGCAGGCCTGTCTAGATCTTCGAAAGCAATCTGCGCAATCCTATCCCCAGGGTGAAGAATGGCAGACTTGGTAGAGTGCAAGTTAGCGATTTCCAGGGTCACGTTTCCCTGGAATCCCGGATCAATGTACCCCGCGGACACGTGAACAAGGATTCCGCGCCGCGCCCATGATGACTTGCCTTCCACTCTAGCTACTAGGTCGGCTGGCACGCTTACTTTCTCCTGCGTGGACGCGAGAATAAACTCACCCGGCAACAATTCGTAACCATTCTCGTCAATGGTGACATTCTTGTCCCCATGACGGTAGACGATAATGTTTTCGTCTAGCCGCACTTCCACCGACGCCGGCTGAATAGACAACGGTTTGCGCCAGTCGGAAATGAGTTCACCCCAATCGATTCTGCGTCGGAGAGTGAAATCACTCAGTGTAGCCATTCTGGCAACTCCCGTCTTCGTGTTTCTTGATCATATGAACTATATAACCTTTATCACGTAGAATTGCTTTGGCTTCAAGAGCGAGGGCAGGCTTCTCTCCCGGGATGATTCCTACCGTGTCTTTACTGCGCTCTGACAGTACGATCGCGCAGACGTACGCATTATCGTCCGATGAGTCACTATAAGTGATCACATATCCGCCTATCTCATCCGAATATGTGCACCTAGTAAAAGTAATTCTTCCTCCCTGCCATGAACGCAAGGCAAGTGTTACTCCCTGAACAAATTGAACGGTGTACATAAGTCCGCGGATCGCGCCAGGCGGATCGATAGAATAGCTCCTGATAGTGAAGTTACAGTCGGTGGCATGCATAAACGCAGCCGCCCCCCACAGTTCACCGCATTTCGCCAAATCAACGAAAACAATATTAACAATATTCTCCACAATACTCACGCTTCCGGAATATAGCCGTTGAGGTTATCGTGTGAAATGGCGGACGTGAACTCTGTGAGTCGGTCCCGAACTTCTCTGGCGCGATCCTCTGGGGCGAGCCGCCTGTCGATAGTGTCCCAGTAGACGTTTCGTAGAATTGCGATCACCGTCTGGTCCCCGTGTTTGGCGACGAGTTCACGCAGATACCATGCCGCTTTCCCCATGTCAATATTCTCGTCAGCGCCATCCTTGTGGCCGGCCCTGAAAATGTATTTCAGGGCACTTCCGGTCAGATAGTCTTTGTCGCGGATGAAAATGATGGGCTCGGGATCGAGGGTCGCATAGTGCGATGGGTGAGTTACCTCATTCTCGTGCTCATTATCTTCGACACACTCACCATTCTTCTCCGTGACATAGAAAATGTCATCGCACTTATCTGCGACATTGAGAATGTTATCGCAGAGAGTCAACTCAAAGCGATGCTCGTCGAACGTGAGAAACGCTTTTTCGCCCTCTTCGGTCTCATACCAAATGCACCATTCGCCAGTGAAATACCGACAAACCTTTCTGACGGGCGCATCATAATCGTCGGAGACATGGAGACGAATCGGTTCGCCTGCAAACTTCAATTCGCAGCCAGGATCAATCTGATAGCCTACGATTCGCCGCCGATACCAACCGTCGCGCTTGTGCTCCAAATAAACACAGTGGCGACTCCAACATTCTACCCGCCATTCACTGAAAGAATTGCGACGGACGTGCACCTCCCAGAACCCATCATGCTGCACTACCTTCGAAACATACTCATACAAGCCATTCGGGTAGTAAATCTTCTCATACACATCATCTACAGGTGATACAACATAATCCCCTCTCTCTGTCTGCGTGATCGAATACTCATCATATTTGAAATAGTGTTTCCGCTCTACACCGGCCTTAATAGAATCGAAACCAATCCCAGTGTCGTCGCCGGTTTCTGCTACGATTCTCTCTCTACTACCGTCCGGCAAGTACAGCCAAACCTGTCTCAAAAACACCCTGTCCATAGCTTTTTCTCGCTATTTCAGTTACCGAGAGTGCCGACCGTGGCAAAATAGGCGAAGAATACTTGGAGCCACCAAAAAGCACGCCACGCCAATGACAGTCCGATAACTCCAACGATGAGGGCAACTGCACCCATTGCCATACCCTCACCCGTGGACCGCGGCTTGCGGAGCCATGCCAGGAAACGATTCGTGGGACGCGGCGGCGCCATCACACTGAGCGGCACAGACCATGCGGGCGGCGCTGGGGCCGGCCGAGGCGGAGGCGGCGGTGCAGGGGTAGGTGCACTAGTCGCCGACGGTGGCGGAGGCGGCGCGGGAGTAGGAGCCGACGGGGCACTCGAAAAAGTAGACATAATAGTTTCCTCACTTTCCGTTAAGTTCTGCCATGAGACGGTTGGTCCAGCCGTCACTGTAGTTGAAATTCGTGCACTTAGCGTGGCGCGTGTTCTTGATTCTCTTCGCCCGATTCCTCTTGTGCTCCTGAAACTCGACTGTCTTGCGACGAACCTCGTCCTCGCGTCCGTCCATACGCTGAATTGCCGGATATTTCATGCTTTGACCCACTCGATCTGGTCGCCGAGAAGCCCGCGCAAATCATTGATCAGGTTGCGGGCGTTCCCGAATTCCTCCTCGCTGATATCGAAAACTCGGTAGACGTTCCCTTCGGTGCAAACGACTAGGAAAGAATTGTGGGCGCATTCGGGGATGAAAACATTGCGAACGTTTCCAATGAGGGCGGGCCGCTGAACAGGAATGGCCTGTACGAGGTCGGCCCCAGTGAGAATTGCGACGGCGGTCACCCGCTCAACGGGGATGCCCCGGAATTCGTTCTCGCCTTTCTCGTACCCCTTTGCGGGGAAGTGAATCTTGGTACCTTTCAGATTGGTGAATACCGCTCCCCCCGTGGTTTTGCATGATCCGTATCCGGTGCGACGGCGTGCCATGATGATCCTCTTCTCAAAATATGTGTGTGTTGGTGGTGGGCGGTGGTGGCTCGTCGCCCGTGACGGGCCACCACCGTTATGTGTGTGTCAGCGCTCAAGCCACCAATCGGCCAGGTAGGCGATGGTCTCGTCAGTCAGAGCGGAGAGTCCGTCGTGGACGATAGTGAATCCGTCAGCATCGTACTGCCAGAGTCCCCAGGAGACGACGTCGTCGCATACGTGGAGTCCGAGCGCCTGCCCGCCGTCGGTGGTTCTCCGCTTGAGGCCGATGATCTCGCCGGTCTCGTCCACCCAGTAGTCCGTGTCGCCCCACGCGTTGGCGGCGGTGCCGACGGCGTAGGCGATGTCGGTGTCGGTGGTGATGTTCTCAACGGTGGCGGTCATTGTCTTGTCCTCTCTATCTGTGGCTGGGTGGTCTGTCCTCCCTGCCGATGTCTCAATCATGCTCTCTCGTGCGCCGCGGGTCAACACTACGCGACGGTGACCCATCCCACAAAACCGATGTTGTGTGGAGTATTGACAGACGTTGGGTGCATGTGGTATACGCGCGCGCACGTACCTATATATACTAAAGGCGCCCCCAGACGCTCATGATAAAATCATTATCACCGAAAACCTTTACGAAAGGCGGTGCAAAATTGGCAGATTCCGTCACAGAATATGCTGCGTCGGAAATGAAATATTGGTGCACCACAGGCGACTACGGGGGCACTGGATACGCCCAGGACAACCGGTGGACCTGTTACTGGAATAGTAATGATGCCGGCTGGAAAACGGGCCCCGGTGATATGGATTGCAGTAGCGGCGTAGCGGGCGCCTACAATATTGCATTCCACAATGTCTGGGGAACCGGCTGGGATGACCCGATCATGTTCCCGCGGACCGGCGAAACGTGGACCGAAACCTTGAATTCTCTAGCCGCGAATCGTGGTTTCATGGACATTGGGGACACATGGTACGGTTCTACGCCGTCGGGCGGATTCCATGTCGGCGACATGGTCCTGAAGACCACTGGAGACGGCGGCCATGTCGCAATGTGTGTGCGCGAAGACGATGGTTCATTCAACGCGGGCGACCCGCTTCTCGCTGAGGCGTGGATTAACGAAAATGGTGAAATCTCGGAAGGTCAGATGGGTGACCAGACCGGCTACGAAACTCACGTAGTCCGGTACAGCAGTCACCCGATGACCGTCGCGGCCTCATGGTCCACATGCATCCGTTTCGGAAAGCGGACCGATGCCGATAACGGGCACGAATCTGCCGGCTCATACCGCCTTTCTTCAATTCAGGAGGCCGTTCTCAGAGCCGCCGATGTGGAGAATTGTCCGTGGTGGGCCGCCCTGGCGTGCCTGTGGATGGAGACCGGCGAGCGTGGCGCCAACATTTACGGGCACGACGCCGGTGGTGCCGGCCCGCACGGAGAGGAAGTGACCGAAGAGAATTTCCGCGAGTTCCTTGCGGCAATTCGAAACGGCGAAAACTCGAACGGTGTCGGTCCGTTGCAGATCACGTATCCGGGTTATTTCTTTGATGACCCAGATCGTGAATGGTGGATGCCGGAAAGGTCGGCTGAGGTCGGCTGCCGTATTCTTCGCGATCTTATTAACGCTGAGGGCGATTCCTATGAGGCCTTGAAGCGCGTTGGGTCGCGTTATAATTCAGGAAACCCGTATGACGCGTACGAGTCTTATGGGATTCTTTTCAGCAATCGTTGCAAGTCTTGGTATGATTATGGTCGTCCGTCTGGGGGCGCCGGAGAGGATTTTTGGGATATGAGTGAGGGCGTTGATCTGCTCAGGGAGATTCGCGATCTTTTCCGTAGTGGAAAGGCGGGGGATCACTTTGCGGGTGACATGAATTGGTATGCCAAGGCTACCTACGAGGAGGTCAAGTCTATTCACGCGTCCGTGGATCAGATTCTGCATTCCGTGACTCCGGGGCAGGAGAATGTTCGTGAGGCGGGCGCGATTTATGGTGCCGTGAACGAGATTCGTAAGGCCGTGAGCACGCCGTCGTCTTTGCAGGCGCATGATGGTGTCGCGGAGTCTCCGACTCCGGAGTCTCCTGCCCCCGCCCCGGCTCCGGAGCAGAATTCCTGACACGACATGTTGGTGTTCTATCATGGCATATTTGCTTAGCATTACACTGGGCATCGTGTCATGATGGATGCTACATGCGGGGAGCTTCACTCTCTTCCCTCTCCGCGATCTCCTGTGGCAGTGGTAGAGTAAGTCTCCGGACGGTCAATGAAAGATCGTCCGGAGATTTGCTTTTGTTATGTGCTATACTCTCCTCGTACCGCTCATGTTGGTTAATACACAAATATTTTCCTACGCGTTCCGACGGTGCAACAAAAGAATACTATCGCCCTTACGTTTTCCTGCATTCCTTCCTCAGCAGCTCTAGGAATTGACGTGGGGGCGATGGTATACAATCCATCTAATGAAAGTGAAAATTAGGGTGACTAAGTCGCTTTATGTTGCTACTATTTTTGCGGCCGTCATGGTGACGGCAAACACGGCGCTCATGGTGTACGACGATTTCGTCAATGGCACCATGAATGTGACTCGCGATTCTCTGTGGTGTGTTGGGGCGCTCATTCTTTGGGCCGGCGTGCGCACCGTCCGATTCATGCGGACTGTCGGCTACCATCCGGGCTTCCATAGAAAGTAACTAAAACATAACATTCCCGCCTAACAATAATGATACTAGGCGGGGAATGTTATATAATAAGTGTTGCAGCCCTGCTAAAACAATCATAACAAAAGAGGACGTTGGATATACGATGCTCAACTTCCTGAATGATGTCCTCTCCGACGCCACCCTAGTAGCTTTGGCTGCACTCACGGGCACAATATTCTCAAACGTAACACAACGCAAAAACGCGCGCGACCAGGAACAGATCTCAATCCTGGACATTACCGTCCGATCTCTTTCCGAGAGAGTGACTGCCCTGGAAGCTAGTCTTGCGGCCGCCGAAAGGGCGGCGGACCTGGCGGAAGATGGCCGCCGTAGGGCAGAAGTGAAGTGGTGGGAGGCAGTCTCTTTCGCGCACACTGTCCTCGATTGGGGCAGGTCCCTGAAAATTCTGATACCATCTGATAAAGAGGACTCAATCCCTACTGAGCCTCAAATTCCGGATTCCATGAGGTGATTCATAAACATGTTTACTCCTGAGGTTCGCAAGGCCCTTTACGCTCTGCTCACCGCCGTTCTCGGTGTTTTTGCGGCTTTCAATGTTATTTCTGCGGATCAGGCGTCTCAGTATGCTGACGCTGCTACCCAGATTGTTGGTGCTCTGACTCTGGCGCTGGCTACGTATCACACTCGCCCTGGCGCGGCCGCTGGCCGTCACGCCGCCGGTGAGGGTGAGGCCACTGAGGATAAGGTCGCCTGACCTCCATCATTCATAGAACATTACTGCCCCCTACCGCTTGTCCAGTAGGGGGCAGTAATGTTTCACGTGAAACACGGTGAATGTTTCACGTGAAACATTCACCGTCGCTCCACGTCGTCTCCGACGATGCGGGCGATCACAGCCTCGTCGTGACGTTTGGTGACCACCCACAGGAAGAGATGGCGCCCCGCATCACGTGCGTCATCCGCATCCGGCTGACCCACGCTGGCTCCGGTAGGCCAAAAACCAAGAGACTTCAAAACATGGTCGGGCATAGTTGTTTTTGCCATTGCGGACGTCTGCCATACGATATCCCCGATCTCCCATTCCAGTACGGAGTTGATTTTTACTGGGGTGAGGTCTGCGAGAAAATTGTTGCCCGGTCGAAGATCAAACCGTTCACACACGACAATGTCTGGGGCGAATTCGTTTCGTGTGGCCAGAATGTCGTAGACGCTGGCCGTCCAATGCTCATACTTGAATTGCTGGACGTGAATGATTGAGAACTCGTGGTCGTCGTGAAAATCTCCGACGACGATTCCTGTTGACTTGCCAGGGTCAACGGCCATCACCCGCTGCATCATGCCTTTCCTCCTTCCCTATTCTTCCGCAAGCCACGCCGCGACTTGTTCACGGTGGCAATATTTTTCACCGTGTCCGAACGCACTCCGTTCACCTTGAGCCACAGCGTGTCCGGCGTCATCGGCTTGCCTCGACCCTTTTTCAGAGTCCACGGCGTATCCGGGTCATCTGGGAAAGGCAGATTCTTGTAGCACCATATTGCACAATCCTGTGGGGAATCGAAATGGAAATCTTCCTTCGGTATGTATCTTTTTAGGTCATAAATGCGTCGCATGAGTGAGGGGGTGAGCCATTTCGGTAGTTCCTTGTACATGCGAAGTGATGAGCTGGTGCACGGGCAGTTCACGGGTTCGCCGCCGCTGAAGCGCGAGACGCGAATCCACTTCTCTTCCCCGCAATTCACGCAACGCATATGAAAGTACTTGTGGTGATCGCTCATGAACCTGTACTCAGGAGACGTGATCTTCCACTGCCGGAAACGGCGCCCCACCATTTCCGGCTCCTCCCCGGTCAAGTTTTTGTTCACCGGCTTGACCGGATGGAGAATACGGCGGTTGCGACCTTTCTTTCTTGTCTTGGTGCGTATGATAGAGATTTCACCGGGGCGAAACACTCCGTTCTTGGTCGCGAACTTCCATTCGAACACGACCGATGGGTTGAATTCGTTGTAGCACCATTCGATAGCTGACATCATGCCGTCGAACTCAAAATTATCTACGCCATTCTCCTCTCGCCACGCCCAAATATTGAGGCGAATGTCATTGTAGGAACGGCTCGGCATGAGCGTCTCGTTTGCTTTGCGATGGTAGCGCAAATACGGCATATCCGGCGTATGATCTAGCGCCACGTCAAGGTTGCATGGGGCGATTGGCTTAGTAATGTCGGGGCGCACGAAACGCCATTTCTTATCCTCGGGAACCTCCAAATAGGTGAAGCACCATTCCAGGGCGGCATCTACGGAAGGGAAAAGGAACTCTCCGCTGGGAACACTCGTTTGAAGCCGCTCCAGCCTGTTAGCTGCCAGTCTGTACAGTTTGTATGATGGTTGCATCATTCGTGTTTTCTCTCTTCTCTTATTTGATTGAATAGCGGGGGCAGCAATACTGTTGCCCCCGCTATTCAAATCATGCGACCACGTGTGTCAGAAAACTACCGACCATGCGTTCGCAGTATCCTTTTTGGCCTCGAAATCAATAGAAGAAATCTCTGCCCTAGGAGGCCAGAAGGCGGGCTTCGGTGCGCCATCCTCGCCGAGGACAGTGATTCCATTCTCGTCCTGCTCGTATGCGGGGCGACCGTAATCGTCGAGGCGAGGCCTGGGCTTGCTCATCCTTGTCACCAATGTTGCGTGAGCGCCTTCCAGATTCTCGCACACGCGCTTCACGGTCGTATCAATCTTCTGCGGTGAGAGAAGATCGGCCCGCTCCCTGGCGTCGGCCGGCCATAGACCAGCGGCACTGAAATACTTCGGAATGTTGAAATGGATGAAAGTCTTTCCATTCTTGTTGATAGTGAAAACAGTGCGATCGGTGAGCGCCTTTCCGGCGTCATCATCGTCGCCGTCGATCATCCAATCGGTGACAAGCATCGGCCTGCCATTCTTGGACGTAGTCATTTCAGCCTTAGTGATGAACGCTGAGTGCTTTCCGGGCTTAGGCGGCTCGAAGTTGCCACCGCCAGTGGCGACTTCCAGTGATGAAAGGTCGGTGCCGAAGTTGAAACCAGTTGCCATAATTATTGCGCTCCTATAAGTCGGTGGTAAAGAATTGCGGGTGTCAGTTCTCGCTCTTGGTAGGGTTATCGCGGAGTGCTTCCCTGACAGCGTCGGCGGCGATAGCGAGAGTCTCAGCGGAGACGCCACGGTCAGCGGTAACAGTGATCTTAGCCATAATAGTTTTCTCTCTTCCTAATGTTTTGGTTAGTGGCTAGTGATGTAATTGTGAATCTTGGTCATGCTCGGGTTCCCCATTGCCGGCGGGAACCCGCGTGACTGCTGCTTTGTCACAACGTTCGGTTTGCGAGTGTACAGTACTGGCACGGTGATTTCCTCGCCATCCCCATTATCCACGTTCGCCCACTCCATGTAGCCGACGAAATTGAACAAGGCGGGGATGCGCTGCCCGGACTTCTGTCCCTCAAAAGACGGGGCAATGAAAACTTCTCCAGTGACCTCACTACTCTCGCGTGCGGAATGCGTGATAGCAATGAATGAAATGTCGGGGGCATTCAAGAATACGCTGATCGCCTTCAACAGAGAGTCATATACTGCCCGCCATTTCGTCCACGTATCATTCGACACAGTCTCATAGTGGGCCAGGATGAGCTCCTGGCACTTGTCCAGCGTGTCGAACACGACGGTCTTGTAGGGGAATTCTGCAAGATTGCGTGCAATATTGTCGCAAAGATTAGCGCAATCAACCCACTTGTCGCAATGCACGACAGTAATGTTTTCAGGGTTCCCCCAATCCCGTACCGGGAGTGTGCCGGATTCGAAATCAATGTACAGGACGGGCGACATGTCGTCCACCTGTGATGCTGTGGCTGCGAGCGATGTTTTGCCGACGCCACTCACGCCATGAATAAGCATGTTGAAGTGATTATTCTGTTCCGGGTTCACGACCGTCATTCCGAGACGGGCAAGAGTGTCCTCGAAAGTCATCGTATGTTTCACCTCCTAACCGTTCATATTGTAGTTTTTGAATGCTTCTGTGTGGCGCTCGTGCGAGCAGTACCAACATAGAGGAGACGATTGAAGACTGTCAACACCACTGTCATGTGACCTTGCTCTCTCCCAAATGTTTTGGAGTCTCTCTACAGCCGCGAGCGCAACGTCCTGCCGCCACGGGAAAGAAAATTCACAAATACTGTCCGGCACGATTTCTACACTGCAGTCCCTTGGGAGAGCAACAATAGAACAATGAGCCACCTCGTGCCCGATCTGCGTGAGACCGTACCCGTAGAGCATGATTTGAATATAGTATTTACGGAATTGGCCCCCTGCTGCCGTGTCAGCGAATCGCGGTAAACTACCGTCCCACTTAATGCTCCTCTTGAATGCGGAAATCTTTTTCCGCGAGAGCAGCTTCCAGTCCAGGACCGTCGCCGCCGCAATATCGAAACGATCCACACTCCCAGAAATACGCCCATAGTCTTCAAGATCGCATACCTCTACTCTCTGCTCCACTAGAACATTCGGTTCGTTCTTTGTGCGCGATTCCGCGAAAGCATGAAACGCGGTGCCCAGAAACGGCGCCAGCGGCGTCCCCGTATTCTCCGTATCGTGCGGGATTCCGAGGAGTTTGTCAGCAATGCACCGCTCGCAATCGTCTCCGATCTCACTCACGCCGATGCGCGTTTGTTTGTCACGTTCGGTTGGGGCGAAAACATTACTGACCGCTGTTGCGGCGGCCGGGCTCAAATTCAAATTTCTCTCCTTCCTGAATTGCGGCGATAGCGGCGATCCTGATGTCGCGCGGGACTTCAATGTCTCCGCTCGCAATATCTTCAATGAAGAATAATCTCGCATCGCCGGCCGGCATGATTTCATAGACCGTGCCGTTAAGCTCTTCGGCTCGCATTGCGGCTTGCTCGAGATTAGAGTAGATCCGGTAGTCGCCTTTCTGCGACGATTCCCATACTAGATAGACGCCCATTAGTGTTTTTACTCTCTCTTCCTTAAATGTTGATTAATGGCGTGTGTTATTCGACGATGGTTGCTGTAAGGCCAGCCCGCTCCTCGATCGCCGTAGAAATGACGGCCGCATAACATTGAATCCGCCAGATATTCTCTGATCGAATATTGGGCACGTGCAGTTGCATTGTCTTGACGCCGAATTTCGTGGGCCATTTCAGAATAATGGTGCGTCCGGCGATCTCGTCAATCGTGGTGCCCTGCGTGATGCGCATAATATTTTTTATTCCTCCGTCGTGATGAGCTCGTAAATGTCGAGACTGTTATTGGTGGCCATGCCGCGCACAATGTTAATGTTGTCCGCCGTAACATGGATGACATTAATGTCCGAGTGCCCGTCGCCCACTGGGGCAACGGTCAGGAAATTCCTGCCCATCAATTCACTGTCGTCGGATACGAGAATGTTTCTGATGGTGCCTGTCATGCGGCGTCGCACTAGGCGAATGGTTGAGCCGATGGGTGTTTCTGTCTTCATGGCATTTACTGTATTCGTGCGACAGCACCGTACGCAACCCACTGGAGCGTGGCGTCTATCACATCTCATATGAGTCCACTCTCACGCAGACGCTCATACCCCGCCGCCAACCTCGGCTCCACAGCCGTCACATCAACCGTATTCTCACACTGCAAAAGAAAACGATTCACCCGCTTTGTTTGCCCCTTACGATTCAAACGAGCAGACGCCTGCAAATTCAAAATCACACTATTATCCTCACTCAACCAAACCTCAGTGTTACAAACATTCTGCAGACCGTCGATCCCTTCAGCGGCGGCCGCAATAACAGCACAAAGCACAGTCGGCCCATCGGGCTCCAAAAATCGTCGCCACTCATCATGGTAATCACTAGACAATTCAACACTCTGATAGCCAGTATCAGCCAGCCGTTTCCGCAACGGCGTCATGAACTTACGCGAGTGACACCACAGAATAACTCTCTCATTGGGTGGCAGATCAGACAGAATATCGAGAGTGGCATCTATCTTCGACGACCCTCGCCCCTCAAACTCGACACTATCACCCACGATCCTCAACGGCCCGAGAGTGACCTGCCTGAGACGCCCGTCTAGAACGGCGGCGGACGAGGCAACACTGGCCCCACCATCCATAACCGCCAACCGATGATCCACGAACTCCCGATACATCCTCCACTGTTCACGTTTCATCCCACAGACGACGCGTTGAACATTCACGGGCGGAAGATCACCGAAAACCTCACTCCCCCGCATCGCAGACCAATTATCACCCACAGAATCACGGAGAGCACCGGGATCTTTCTCGCCACCATAAATCCTGGCATGCGGGGACGCCGCAAAAGGATTGAACTGAGAAACAAAAAACTCATCCGCAAACCGGTAGAAGCTACGGTCCACACTGTCTGGGTTTAGGAACTTGAGTACACCGTAAATGTTGACGGGTTTATTGCCGGCAGGCGTACCCGACAAGCCAAGACGACGCTTCGACTTCAACGCCTTTACGGCCCGGAAAGATTGAGTGCGATGATTCGCAATACGGTGCACCTCATCCACGACCACCATATCGAACGATTTCCTCGAGAAGGAAACGGTCGGCCGCTTCCCCGCGTCTACCGCCTTTCTCAGAGAAACCAATAGCTCGAAATTAACGACCCACCAACCATCCTCACCGTTCAACATGCTCTCAATATTGGCACGCCCCGCCTTAGTGGTACGAGATAGCACTCTCACTTCCCGGCCGGTGATGGTCTTAACGCTGGCCTGCCATGACGGAATGACGCGCTTCGGACACACAACAATGACCCGCCTGTCGGCGCCGAGTTTCTGTGTGACCCAGATTGCGCCGTATGTTTTTCCGCAGCCAGGTTCCCACGCCAGCAAAGCACCACCACCGCCTCGAATCGCGGTGACAGTGCGGTTGATTTCTCTTTCCTGCACCCCAGTGGGCCGAATGTTAATCATTGAAATTCGTCCAAACAATCACTAGCAGGCAAATTGTGAGCGTGAACACTAGTAGTGTCACCTGTTTTCCTCTTTTCTGTAAAATGAACCCCGCCCCATTACTTGGAGGGGCGGGGTTCATCATGCGCGGTCAGTGGGCGATGGCGTGACGCTCCACCGCAGTCCAGTAGGCATCCTCGTCAACGTCCACTACATAGTAGGAAGTTCCCGTGGCGGAGAAGTACTGTCCGATCACGTCATCGGCGATCGCAGCAACATCGTAGTCGTCCATCTGGTCGAGCGTGGGGATGATGTCGTACATGATGACGTCATCCCGGGTGCTGCGGCGAGCGACAGTGTCCATGATTTCCTCTTCCCTTCGTACTGTCACCGTCCCTCGGTGACGGCTCTACTGTAGGCAGGCCGTGCACCCCTCGTCAACCCACGGGAGCGTGGGCCCGCTCACATTTCCAGTTGGAGGAGAGACAACGCCCTCCCCACCGCCACACTCACGTCACCGCCACACTCCAGCAACCTCATACAATCGAACACCGTGTGCGCCCTCCCGTCCGCGAGCGGATCATCCGCATGATGCGAATAGACCAGACCACTGTCCAGCATCGTCACCCCCGGGGCCGTGTCACCACCACGCGTATACCGCCAACGGCACCCCACCGCCTCATACGGCCAACCAAACAAACCAACAAGATCACCAAACCCATACTTTAAATTGAATTCCCCAATCACACCACCATAACCGCCATCCGGCACAGAAGACAAAGAAACATCACCGTCATCCTTCTCCTCGTACCCGATATTCTCCAACCATTTATCAACACTCAAACGGGCACCGTCAATAAGCCAATGACGCACCCTCAAACCAAGACGATGCGACGGCAGAAAAAAAGCTCGAGACGCCTCGGCACACGACCCGTCCCACTGGGCCACCGGCCCCAAAACACTAAAACACGTCCGTCCGATCGCCTCACACTCCCCTATCGTCATGCTGCGAGTGCACGGCAGAACAACACGAAATCGCGGGGACGGGAAAGACGACGACGCCGTCTCCCACACAAGACCAGCAAGATTCGCCGCACGCATACGATCACCGACGAAATCTTTCCGCGACCCGTGGTCAGCGTCCAAAACGATAGCGGACCTGGACACGAAATTTCTCTTCTGCCGCCTACCCCCCGAAAGAATGCCGGCGAAAAACGCGGGAGCATCATATTTCTCGCATTTCGAGGGCGCCTCACACAAGGCAGCGAAATCGTTGAGGTTTACGTTAGTGGCGCGCCACCCTGTGATGGAGCGAACATTGCCCGCTACCATCACAGGGAAACGCGCCCCGAAAACATCACTCACTGTACGATGGTTCCGCTATCTGATCCCGCAGAATTGCCTCCACGAGGTCATTATCCACAATCGTCCCTTCCGTCCGGAATTTCACGCCCCGACGAAGAATGTACTGCCGATACTCCTCCACGCTCCGCGGGGACAAATTCTTCGCCTCCAGCACCTGATACAAGCGCGTCTCTGTAGGCGGATTACTGCTGAAATCATCCACCATACGCGTCAAATCCGGAACGAAAACATAATCGATCATTTTCAACGCGTCAGGCAGCCAGAAATCGGCGGCCAGGCTGAAAGCTTTCCGAACCGCAGACGATGACACGCTCATCTGCTGCTCAAAAAGAGACAGAATAGCGGCCACGCGCATAATATGATTCCCCATACGGTCAATGACCGCCTGTACTGCCCGCTGGAAAGGCGACTCGCGGGCCGCCTCCCTGGCCCAGGCCCGCATCGTTTCAACCCAAACATTCCTGGCCGACTCGGTCACCGTCATAGTCATTGGCGTATTGACAGGCCAAAATTCAGTGGCACAAGTGACAGTACCACGAAATTCGTGCTGCATCATCCCCAGCATCGTTGAAATGCGTTCGGAAGCATGCTCAACAAAACCATCACCACCATGCGCATTCCGGTCGTTGTTGGTGATCCATCCGAAAGACGACGGGTCAGACTGGCGATCCTCCTCGTCCAAGGCGAAAAGAATGCGCGGACCCCACCCTGTCTCGAACAAGGATTGTGACATGTTATCGACTACGTCGCCGAGAATACCCGTGCCGCAAAAAGCAAGAGAATGAGGAACCCTCTCACTGTCCGCACGCCTGACGCCGTCGTCACCGACACGCACAGACTCAACAGTCTTACCCGAATAGACGTCGGTCAGGAATCCGATAAGCCCGCTCCGATAACCCTCGCCCTGTGACGCAGAGTACATGTTCTGCAGTTCGTCTACAAACATAATAGACGCCCCACCAGGCCGCTGCGCCATCCGCAGATTCAAACCTTCGGCCGTCACATTAGACCCGAACAAAACATTCGCCATAAGAGACCGCTCGCACGGACTATTATCAATAGTATTCAGCAAATCTTTTCGATCAGCCTCGAATTCGGCAATACGATTATTGATATCGTCCCGCTCCGTACGATACTCGTCAATATCAATACGCCCATTTCTCCTTTCCAGGGACTCCAGACGACGATGCAGCATGTGGAGTGCTGAATCAACCTCCTGCACGGCCATCAAAGGCCGAGACGAATCCCACCTGAACGCGTCCACACAATCGTCGAAAAAGCCGCGCACCAAAGACTGTGCCGTAGTCTTCCTCGACAAGGTGGACGCCCCAAGACAGTGCGAGTACAAAGTCAACGGCACCATGCTCTGCGCATTCGCAGACAAATGAGTCCTCGCAGACAACGGGGCAGACACCATCGTCAAGAAAGTCGTCCACAGGAAACGAGGTGGCGTCTCCGGCGACCTGGACTGCAAATAGCCGACAATCTTGTCAGCGAACCAATCATAGTGCACACCCCCATCCTGGGACGCGAACTCGTAATCCGTAATCCTCTCAATACTCAATTGTCCTCTACCTCCACATCATCGAGAAAACTATTGAAAGTGTCAAGAATCTCGTCGCCGTCGAAAGTGTAGCCGACGTCGAACATGGGGCCCCAGTAACGATTCGTCTGCTCGAAAATCGTCGCCTTGTAACCGCGAACAGTATCCGCCTCGAAAATAAACCTGTGCCCCAACGACGCGACCACAATGTGGATACTATTGTTCCAGGCGCTTACTTCCAGGCCGAGCGAATCATTCCCGCCCTTGCTGGCGTAATTCTTGCACGCCTCGGTGACATGCTTCAGGAATTCCCAATCGAATAGCTTGATCATTTGTCCTCCCACAGTTTTGTCTTGATTTCGCCGAGCAGCTCCTGAAGCCCCCATGCTCCATCTCCCTTCACTGTTGTTATCGTTTCGCCCGTGCCGGTGTTTCGAATGCTCGCCGAATACTCGCCACCCACAATAGAGAGAGTACACCCATACCGTTTCCCAGTGACATCCAAATAGAGGACGTGCAGATCACTGTCCACCCTGGCATCCTCCCCAGTGTCCAACAAAATGGACTCGCAGCGCGGGTCATTAAGCATTTCCACGATGAATTGGATCACGATAGGGCGCAGCTCATCGTCAATCACGACTTCCGCCCTTCCACCATGCCAGCCAGCTCCATGAAGCGATTCGTAGCATGGACAATGAGGTCCCGGTCGGCATCACGCTCGTCCAAAAGCACATGATTCGATAGCTGAATAACACGAACCCGCCACTCATGGTCTTTCGTGACAACAATTCTGAAGACAGTCCTATCGTCAAGGTTCCTGGCCGTCGCCTTGAACAGAACCCCAAAAAGACGGCCACCTTCATTGTTACCCCGCAAAGTGGTGATTGAACACTGGGGCCACTTGGCGAAATCGCCAACACAACTAGCAAGAAAAGCAAACACAGCCTTATCAAGGCTGGAGTCGCTCACTTGTCGACCGCCTTACCACGATTCGCCACGACAGTCAAAGCACGGCGGACGAACTCACCAACACCATCCAGAGGAATCGCTGCACTCTTCCGCTTAATGGACCTAGCCCTCACAGTGTCCCCGGCGACCACGATGCGACAGGTGCTGCCGATAGTGATAATGCCACCGTCATAAATCTTGCGGGCAGGCACATGCACGTTGAACTCATGGCAGCGCCCGTCATTGTTCCACTCACGGACCGCCTGAGCGACGACCGTTCCAAAAACTGTGACCATAGTAATGCTTCTCTCTTCCCAAATGATGTGATTGATGCTACTGCATTGATTACGGGAGGGGGTTAAATGTCGAAGCCAATCACCTCCCGCGCCGGCACACCCACCAAATCACACAAGTCAACCAACCTGCCCCTGGCGTCAGACAGAGCACACTCCCACGTCGCCGAACACCTGTCACTGCCTCGCATTTCCTCCAGGCAAAGAATGAAATCATCTACCAAACGGGCGCTTTCCTCTTTCCTCTCGTGGCGCTTGATATGTTTTTGAATCCACCTGGCAGCAACAGCCGTGTTCTCACCATTAGTGAAAATCTTCCTCCACCATGCGTCCGCCGTTTCTTTCGCACTGAAATACCAAACCGTCGGCCTACCATCATCAAACACGTACGTTTCAATAACGCCAACCTTAGTATCCCAAATAATGACAGTAAAGCCATCATCATGGTAGTAGGACGTGGCGGGCGGCATATTCTCCCGAATAACCTCCATCTCAACATCCCGGCCAGTCACCCCTTCAATGTTGGGGCCATCATATTCAAACCAAAGCATTATTCTCTTCCCCTCTCTTCTCTCTTCTGGAATTGCGGTGGCGGGTTACCGTACCCCGATCGCGCCCCACAGGACCCAAATGGCCGCCGCGACATCGAGCGTCCCGACGACCGCGAAGCACGATGCGGTCAGGTAGATGATGGTGGCGAGGATGATTTCGCTGCCCCGCCTCAAAGGGCGGCGGGTCGCGGCGTTGGTGCGCCTCGGTGCCGCATGCCTCATGGTCATGGTGTCTCCTCTTTCTCCATGGTTGGTCTTGGTTGTATTGCTGGGCACTGTCTTGCTCCCGATGGCCTCAACTCTAGGGCTCCGACGATTTTCTGTCTACCCCACCAGGGTGAGACGTCCGCCACATTCTGGGTTTGGCTCCAGGCACATCACCCCATCACCCTAGAACACCACGAAAAGCGGATGGGTGATGGGCCACATACAACCGCGTCCTCCGCCCCATGATCGCACGGGACGGAGGACGCGATGCCGGTCCGAATAGCGGGCACCCCAGCGTCATACTGTCTTAGATGACGTCAATGCCTTTCTCCTCCAGTACACTCCCAACCTCCTCAACATTATCCACATTCACGCCGGCAACGCTAATGCCACAGTCGACATTGCCGTCACTGTGCTCAATGATTTCGACCTCAAGCGAGACACGGTCCAAACCAAAAACGATTTCCCTGCCCAATAGTGCGACGGGCCGCACGTCCACATATCCGATAGTACGGAGAATGTCGAGGGCGCGGAACATCAGGTTAGCGCCGCGCCCGACAGCGGCGAGAAGTGCTGTCAAATACTCGGGTGTTCCTCTTTTGTCAGCGACACTTACCATGTAGTTCGTGCCGTCCATGTGCTCAATCATAATTGCGAGCCGGGCCGGGGAGTCGGCTGACGGGACCGTGGCCCGGCGCAGGTCTATGTGTCGGATGAGCATTCCCTCGTCTACTGTGTCACTCACTTTGTATCTGTCCTCTCTTTCTTCCTCCCCCGGCCTTCGGTGGTGTGCCTACTATAGAAGAGCGGTGTGTGGTGCTGTCAACCCTCCAGCGTGTGTGAGCCGTGTCTCAGTGGGATTTGAGGTCCCCAGGCTTGCCCTGCCGCCCCATCTGTGTCACCATACGGGCATGGATACCTCAACTACTCCGCGCATCTCACCCAAACTCGAACCCGAGACCATGATGGCCCTCATGCTCCGCTACGTCGAAGACAACAAGGTGGCCGCCGACCAGTATCTGCGTGCGATGCTGCGACTCTTCACGTTCGACCTCTACCCCGACGAGGGCTTCCAGCTGGTGCGCGACTTCGCCACCGAGTCCGCGAACGACATCCGGAACTTCGAGGGAGTAGAGGCGGCGAGCCGGATCAACGTCGCGCTACGTCGACTGATCGACCGTGCCGAGGCCGATGAAGCCTTCATGGCCGAGCTGGCTGAGCTGGCCGACTGAGCCACTGTCGCAAAACAACTACACAATGTGACAGAGAACACTCCCCTTGGGTCTTGGCTAACACAAGACCCAAGGGGCATTCTTATACCAACGGAACAGCCCAACCGATCGAGGAGGAAAGAGAAGATGAGCACCACCATCTACCGCACTGAGGACCCGACCCTTGAGACCGTCGAGTTCGGCGCCATCCACCGGATCCGCGCTCCCCGCACCGGCGCCCCCTGGAACCTTTACAGGACGGCCGATGACTGTGGGGTCGACTCCATTGAGCCGCTGGAAGTCCCTGATGAGTGGGATGACGCCTACGAGTACGCGATGGGTGACCACCGCATTTGGTCTCGCCTCACCCGCCTCGCCCATGATGCTGATCTTGCCCACGCCGTCCTCGAGGTCGCCATCGTCCCCGTTGACAACGAGGAGGCGGACGCCGATTCGTGTGCTTTGCTGTATCGCTTCATCTGGCCCTACTGACCCGACTGCCCTGAGGAAGACGAGGCCCCACCCTCCACGACGAGGGTGGGGCCTCGTTGGCGTTGTGTGTTTACCGTGGAAGGGCGGTGTGTGATGGTGTGTGATGGTCGCTGGCGTGCCGATCTTTCACAGTTTCCGTCAACCTTTCGTTCATCTTGTTCACCTCCCGTTTACTTTCTACGCATGTGGGTTGTTTGCTAGCAACCGGGGTTCTAGGGTGAAAACACCCGTTTGTGTTACTACAATGTTGGTGCGTGTCGTCACACTTTCCAGGCTACAGCAAGACTTCCTGTCGGAGTGTTTTCGTTGGTATTGCAGCGAATAGTCCATGTCACAGTTCGTGTGATGGCATGGGTTCGGTGGACGGATTTGGTCCCGTATGCTACACTCGAGTAGACGAATCGTCGAAGACGATCTGCGGCGCAGCCGCTGAGGAGCCCTAGCGACGCAAGCGAGCGTCAGCGCCGCAGGGTGTTTTCGAAGAGCTCGCCACTGTGTTGGGCCCAACCTATACTCTTAAAAGAGTACTAGAATTGGACAGTGTCTAACACATGTAGACAGTGTCTAATTAGGGAACATTGTTTGTAACGTAATTAGTGTTCAATGATGAACATGACGAACGTTAACAACGAACAGTGCGTGATGGGGACAACAATACCGTCATGGTGGTATGCAACAAGTATTGCATATGATGACGTGCACACAACAAGCACAACCAATAACAAGACAAAACGAAGACAAACCCGAAACACAAGGCGGATGGTGTGTTACGTGCGTGCTCGCAAAGCTGCGCGCGCACTACACACCACCGCCATTCCATAAGACAAAAGAAAACAAGAAACAGAAGAAAGACGAGGAACGGAAAGAACAGAACAGAAGAAAACAGAGAGTAGTGTTAGACGGTGGAGGCGCTCGTCTCGCTGACGCTGCGACGCGCCACCACCTAACACAAACAAAAGAGAAGAGAACAAGGAAAACAGCAGTGAGCAGAACAAGCACCAGGGAACACAAACAATTCAGAAAACAAGTACTCGCCAGAGCACAAGCCATGGGCATCACACACTGCCCAGCATGCGGAACAAAACTCCAATACAACAACAACGGACAACGCAAACCAAACAGTGCTGAAGCGGACCACATAATCCCAGCATCGTTAGGCGGAACCAATCACCCGGACAACGGACGAGTCCTCTGCGCCAAATGCAACAGCAGGAGAGGCAACGGCAGAGGAGGCAAAGGCAGAGCACGCCACTACCAGAAAAACGAGGACGAACGAGACAGACTACCCGTAGCCGTCATGCCAACACAACACACCGACACATGGTGAACCCCACCGCCATTCAACATCGGAAGAAAGGCGGAAGGTGAGAGAAAGGCGGGGGTGAAGAGAAGAGAAGAGAAGACGACAAGGGAACGCAATGGTGTTCGGGGATAACGTGCGTGCTCGCAAAGCTGCGCGCGCACTACCCCGAACACCAACACAAAGAGGAAGAGGAAGAGGAAAACAGAGAAGACAAGCGACAAGACCATGCACACCACCACTCGCCGCCCTTCCAACCCACACACAAACCATCACCGCTATTCCACAATGACGCCCCCCTGTCACAAACACACCACCCAACCAACAATGCTGTGACAGTGAACACAGTGAAGGGCGGGTGATACAAGAGAGACAGGGACAACATGAAGGGGAGGATCCAATCCGAACACGGGGACACCACAGCACACACCACCACCGCCATTCAACACGGCCGCCCCACGAACGGAAGGGGGACACCAACACGCAGACGGGGATGTCAACGTTGCAGTACCCGCCTTTCATTTACCATGCCGCCCCATCATCCGCTATACCACCCACCCATCTGCAATGCCCCCCACCCACCACCACTGTGAGGGGGGAGCACATGAAGGGTACCCCACCACACAAACACCACAGACACACACGCCACCACACACCACACACCCGGCAAAGAACAGTGCATGACATGACTGCAGTACTCACACAGTACGCACCGGGAGTAGATGGCATAGGCCATACGCACTAGACAGTGCGGGCCAACAGCAGCATGCGCCCCCGCCATTCCACACACCGCACACCGAAGAGAGACGGACACCATCCACTCATCCACTCTCACACTGTTCACGTTCACAATGATCAACGAACGATCATGATCAACGTTGATCAACAATCAATGTTCAATGATTGATCAACGAACAATGAACGACGAACATGATGATGATCAATCATGATCAACGATCAACATGATCAACATGATGATGAACACACGACGATGATGTGATGCATGACATGCATACCAATACCATGCACCATGCATGGTGCCAACGCATGCCACAAAGGCAACACAACGCACAAACGCACAAACGCATAAAAATACATAAAAACAAAAGAAATGTTACAAAAACACGCAAAAACATGCAAAGCGTGAAACAACAATGGCGTTCAAAAAAACCATGGCAACAAACGAGGCGAACACAAAGGGGACCCCAACACAGTAAGGGATCCCTTAAAGTAGGACCCACATCACAAAACAACACAGGGGAACACAATGAAACGAGACACACACCACACAATTTATGTGATGGGGGCCACTCCCCCTCCCCCATCCGGCCGCGAACACCCCGAAGGTCTGCCCATCCCTCCCTGCTTGTGGAAAACCCTGTGGATAACTCCAGTAACGCATGTCACAATGTGACCGCCGTCATGTGGAAAACTCCCAAACCTGTGGAAAACCCTGTGGAAAACTCAGACAGCTTGTGGAAAACCCTGTGGAAAACCCCGTCACACATGAGGCACATCACAGCATATAATAAGAAACATGACAACCCACACAAACACCACAATCACCGTATACGAACCCAACAGCCCAGCACCCATCACAGACGCCACAAACACCGGCAACCCAACCCTCATCCGCCAAGCCCTAGCACACAAAATCGCCACCGTCATAGACGACCCAAGAACAGGCGACACAGCACTCACAAAACTCACCGCACAACTCATACAAATCACAGACCAACTCGCCACCACACAAAACAAAAACACACAAACACCCCCCCCCGACCTTCCAGACGAAACACAAACCTGGGACGGCATCTAAAAATGAGCGAAAAACACCTAAGCGAAATCGCCGCCCACCTCACCCTCCCAGAAAACATCACACACACCGCCTGGCCGCCAGTCCAACGCCGCCTCCAAGAAATGCAATACCCCCTCGACACATGGCAACAAGACTGGCTCAAAGCAATCCTCGCAAAACGAAACGACGGACACTACGCCGCCAGCATCGACGGAATCCAAGCATCCATCCCCAGACAGGTCGGCAAAACATACACAATTGGCGGCCTCACATTCGCACTCGCCACCCTTCACCCCAACTACTTCGTCCTCTGGACCGCACACCGCACACGCACCGCAGACGAAACATTCAACGACATGAAAGGCATGGCCCAAATCCCCGACATCGCCCCATACGTCAACAAAATACGGCAAGCAAACGGGCAACAAGCCATCCTCTTCAACAACGGATCACGAATCCTCTTCGGAGCCCGCGAAGGCGGATTCGGACGCGGATTCCACGGCGTAGACATGATTCTCTTCGACGAAGCCCAAATCCTCGGCGCAGCCGCACTAGACGACATGATCCCCGCCACAAACACGGCGCCCGACCCGCTCATCATCAAAATCGGGACACCACCAAAACCAAAAGACCCATCCGAAGCGTTCAGCGAATTCCGCAACCTCGCCCTACAAGGCGAAATAAAAGACGGCCTCTACCTCGAGCTCGCCGCCGACTATGACGCTAACAGCGACGATAGGAAACAATGGGAAAAAGCAAACCCATCCTATCCGCGCCGCACACCCGAATCCGCCATTCTAAGAATGCGCAGACAGCTCGGAGAAGAGTCATTTCGACGTGAAGGCCTCGGAATCTGGGACCGTGCCAACGACAGGCTCGCAATCGACCCCGTCGCCTGGAACACCGCCACAATACGGCCAGAAAACACGCCCACTGGCATGCGATGGTGCGCCGCAATACGATTCGCGCCCGACGGATCAACATGTGCCCTAGCCCGAGCAGGACACAAACAAAATACGCCCACGCACGTCGAACTCTGCACCCACCAAGGCGTCCGCCGCATGAACGAAGGCACGCAATGGATCATTGATTACATTGCGGACACCAAAGACAGGTGGGCGCAAATCATCGTAGACGGAAAATACGGCGCCGGAGACACAATCGAAAGACTGAGAGCCATCGGAGTACGCCCCCAAGTCATCATCACACCCACGATCACGCAAATCATAGACGCCTACAGCATGCTAGACGCCTCACTACGCGAAAACACAATCACCCATTTGGATGATATGGAATTGCGGACTGAGGCCGCGTCCGCGACACCGCGCCCAATCGGAACGTCCGGGGGATGGGCACTACAAGCCCCGCCAGGCGCCACCGTAGCCGGCCTAGAAGCATGCACACTCGCAATGTGGGCCGCACGCACAACAAAAAGACGCCCCCGTTACAAGCCCTATGATAAAATCGAAAACGCCAATAGTAGAAATGATCGTGGCGGCGGAGTACTGTTCCTATGACTGAAATTTATCCTGACGACGGGCGACTCGTTAATGCTACTCCCGCCCCGACCCGCATTTCCGGACTCCCCGACGAAGACAAGGTAACATTCCTGCAGCTGTGGCAGAAATGGCAGCAGCACTCAAACAAAAACAAGCTGCTCTCCGTCTACTACGACGGCCACCGCGCTTTCCAAGATTTGGGGATCAGTATTCCGCCGCAAATGACGCGTACCAAGGCTGCGCTTGGGTGGCCTCAGAAAGTCGTCACCATGCTCGCCCGCCGGCACGTATTCGAAGGCTACTCCCTGAACGGGGCGCCCGACGCCTTCGAAGCCAACGAAATACTCTCCGCAAACAACTATGACCTTGATCTCGCCCAAGCGATCACTTCAGCGTACAAGCATTCTTTTTCGCTGCTCACGGTGACGCGGGGAGACGAGACCATCGGTGAGCCGCCCGTCGTCGTGCAAGCCCGTGACGCAGAATGGTCCGCCGCACTATGGGACACTAGGCGCCGCATAATCGAAGCCGCCCTCACAATCGATCAGACCGACAAATACGGGCAGCCGGCCGGCGCCATCATGCACACCCCCACCGCTATTTGGCGGATCGACGCCAAGCAGAACGGCGGCGGATGGCAGGCCGAAAAACTCGGAGACACACCCAACCGCATTTTCGTCGAAGCACTCTGCTACGACCCGCAGCTGAACCGCCCTTTGGGGCATTCACGAATCACCCGTGAAGTAAGATATCTCACGGACGCGGCGGTGAGGACAATGGTCCGCGCAGAAACGTCCGCCGAATTCTTCTCCTCACCACAGCGCTACGTGCTCGGCGCAGAAAGAGCAGACTTCGCCGGCCAAGACAGGTGGTCCGCAATCATGGCCCGCGTCCAAGTATTGGAGCCGAACGAGAACGGCGACATCCCCAGTGTTGGGCAATTCTCACAAATGACCATGAGCCCGCACCTGGAAATGTACCGTCAGCTGGCCCAGAATTTGTGTGCAGCCACAAACCTCCCCCAGTCCGCTATCGGGGTATTTGCGGAGAACCCCGCCTCGGCTGAGGCGATGCAGGCGGCTGAGGCGGCGCTCGCGGACGAAGCCGAATATCAGTGGCGCATTTTCACTGCCCCATTGCGGCGCACACTGCAGAACATTATTATGGTCCGGGATAAGCTTGACGAGCCGCCGCAGGAGTCGTGGAAGACTTCGGTGAAGTGGACGCCCGCCCGCTATTCTTCACCGTCGTCCGCCGCTGATTTCGCAGTCAAAATGGTGTCCGCGTTCCCGTCGTTGCAGGAGTCGCAGACTCTCATGCGGCGTGCCGGACTCACCGAGGACGATCTCGCAGACATTAACGCTGAGAATCGTAAAAAGAATGCGGTGTCATTGCTAGACCGTGCTCTCGCCGCCACGAACAACGGAAACATGGACGAGAATGGCGAGAACACCGAAAATGGTAACGCGACTAACACTGACAGCGATGACAGCGCCAGCAACGCCAGCAACAGTAACGACAGCAACGGTAGTGGCAGCAACCTGAACCTTAATAATGCGCCCAATACGAGGAACAGGGTTAAGCGCAATATCAAACTGCCCGGCGGCACCAAAACACCAATAAACTAACACCACTATGCTGTCAACTGCAGAAATCGGGGCGTACGGTCGAGCAGTAGACTCGCTCGTCACGCTCGCCCAAAATGATCTACACACGCTCTGGGCGCGCGCCGCCAGACAACGCCCCGAACAAGCGCGCGACCTTCTGCTCGAAATCATGCCAGCCCTCGTAGACCAATACGGCAGTGCGGCCGCCGCAATCGCTGACGAATGGTACCGGGACATGCGCCTAGACCAAGACATTCCCGGCGACGCCCCCACAGTACAAACATCACTCACACCACAAAGCGAAATCGACGACAGCGTCAGATTCAGCGCAGGAGCACTATACGCCGGAACCCCCGACATCGCCCTATCCTATCTAACCGGGGCGCTCATCCGATACGTCAGCGACGGCGCCCGCTCACAAATCGCAGACATGACATGGGCCGACCCGGAAGCCATGGGCTGGGAAAGACGAACACGCAACTCACAAGCATGCAATTTCTGCGTCATGCTCACAATGAACGAATGCTACTACCGCAGCCAGGGAACCGCGTCATTCGGGGCGCACGACAATTGCAAATGTGTCGCCGTCCCCGCATGGGACCCAACCTCCCGCGAAGTCCCCGCGAAAGCATACACGCTCGCAGCCAGACACAAAACTGAAAAAGGCCGCAAACGTCACCGTGAACTCGTCTCATCGTGGATAGACACGCACCAAGAGGAGCTCGCAGAATGGCGCACCAGACCAATCGAATGATTGTGCTACAATGCATAAACAAAGGCCACTGAAGGGCGGCTGCAAAGCCCCAGAATAGTCGCCTGAAACATCACAATAACCGCACGGTCAAAATATAGGAAACGCCCAATGAGCGATAACGCCGCAAGTGACACGCCGGCCGACAACAGCGCCACTAACAGCGACAATGCCCCCAAGAATGAGGACAATGCTGCCGCTAGTAAGCCCGAAATCGACTGGAAGAGCGAGTCCCGGAAGTGGGAGAACCGCGCCAAAGAGAACAAGCGCGCCGCCAACGAACGAGACGAGCTCGCAAAGGCAATCGGCGACAAAGACGCCACAATCGAAGCCCTAAAGGCCAAAATGGCAGATTTCGAAACCGCCGCTAAGGTCCGTGAATGGTCCGCCAATGCGGCCGCCGAGCATGGTATTAGCGCCGATTTGATCCGAGGAACTACCGAGGATGAAATCAATGCTCATGCTGCCGCAATCGCCAAAGCGTTGCATGACGCTAAGCCGTCCGTTGCCCCCGTGGTACCACAGGCCGGAGCCACGCCCGACAATGATGGCGGCAATCTTGCAGAATTCGCTAGGAACGTTTTCGCCGGCGACTAAACGCCCACCGCAATTCCAGAGATAAAACACTAGAAAGAAACGGAAACAACCATAATGGCCGTGTTTGATTCAGGCAAGGCAAAGGTCCTCATGCCTCGGCAGATCGCCGACGGGATCATTACTCGCACCCAGACTCTCTCCACCGTCGCCAAGCTCAACGGTGGAATTCCCATGACCTTTGGCGACGTGGACATTATCACTTTCGATAATTTCCCGCGCGCCGAGTTCGTTGACGAGGGCGCCGAAAAGGCGCCCACGTCCGGTGAATTCGGTTATGTGACCGCTAAGCCTCACAAGGCTCAGGTAACGATGCGATTCAACGAGGAGGTCCAGTGGGCCGACGAGGACTATCAGCTTGACGTCCTCAACCAGCTCGCACAGAAGGGCAGCGAGGCGCTTTCCCGCGCCCTCGACCTCGGCCTCTACCACCGTGTTAACCCGCTGACGGGTGCCGTTATTGACGCGTGGACCAACTACCTGACCTCCACCACCAAGAATGTCGAGATCGGCACTACGGAGATGGACCAGGCGATCCGTCAGGCCGCCGGGCTGCTCATTAACGACAACGCTAACCCGATTACGCCGACCGGCCTTGCGCTTGCCCCGTCCGCCGTTTGGGCGCTCGGTAGCCTCCAGACCAAGAATGCTGACGGGTCGCCGTCGGGTACGCCGCGTTACCCGCAGATCGGCCTCGGCGTCGACATTGACAACTTCATGGGGCTCCCGGCCGCTGCTGGAAATACCGTTGCCGGCAAGCCCGAGGCGACCGCCGCCACCAATGTCGAGGGCATTGTCGGTGATTTCGTCGACGGTATTCGGTGGGGGATTCAGCGGTCCCTGCCGCTCGAGATCATCCGTTTCGGTGACCCGGACGGTCAGGGGGACCTGAAGCGACGCAACCAGATTGCTCTGCGTCTCGAGATTCTGTACGCCTGGTACGTTTTCCCGGACAAGTTCGCGACGATCAAGACCAAGGCCGGCGCCTGATAAAATCGCCGTAAAGAAAAAAATAACACAACCCATCCAAACAAAATTTTTCCCAGGGGCGATTCCGGAAATGCGATCCTATAAGCACCGAGACCACGACATTGTGATCCATCTCGCAGACGACCACAATGTGGCGCTCGGAGACGAATACGCCGAAATCACCCCTAGGAATGATGACGCCGGCGAGGCAGACGAGCGCGCCTCCTCCTCTTCCTCCTCTCGCACTGCCTCGCCGGCATCTGCCCCCCGTCGAGGACGAGGCCGTCCCAGGAAGATGGCAAAGTGATTCCCGAGGATATTATTCCGTTCGCCACGGTAGAAGACCTGGAGGCCAGGTGGAGGGCGCTCTCTGACAATGAGCGTATTCGCGCCGACGTACTCCTCGCCGACGCAACCGATCTCATTGTGTCGAAATGCCCCCGCTGGGAATCCGCCACGCCTCGTACGCGAAAGCGAGTGGCGTGCGCTGTGGTGCGCCGCGCAATGCAGGGCGGGGATGCTATCGGCGGAGTCACAGACAGTGGTGGCGGAATCTACTCCGAACCTCACGGGATTATCGCGTCAGAATCGCACACGACCGGGCCGTTCAGCGACCAGTTCACGTATCAGAATCCTGAAGGCGGCCTCTACCTGAAGCGCGAGGAAAAAGACGCTCTCGGAGGCTCTGGCGGCGCATTCGAGGTGGACCTCCTGCAGGATTATGATGTGCGGTCCGCCACCGATCAGTTGATCGAAGACATTAACGCGATCAGCGGACAGGAACCATAATGCTTTCAGGATACGTGCCTGTCACACGACGCAGAAGAGGACCGGCGTCAAAAGACCAGTACGGCAACCCTGTGCCGGGGCAGTGGGAGAACGTCGCTCTGCCGCCCGCGGTGTTTGCGCCGGCCACGTCTACTGAGCCGATCAGTGCCGGGGCAATGCCCGTCATCGTGCCCGCCGCCCTTTACTGGCGGAATACCACAATTGACGTGACCGCCGAAGATCATCTTATTGTAGACGGCATAGAATACCGTGTCGAAGGCCGCCCTTCACCGTACCCCAAGGGTATGGTCGTGCAGATTCGCGCCAACGAAGACAAGGTGAGCGAATAATGCCGAAAGTAAAATTCCAGCTCAACCGGGACGGTGTCGCCGATCTTCTGCGCGGCCCTGACGTGGCCCGGACCGTCGCATTGGAGACTGGGCGCGTAGCCAACGCTGCCGGCCGTGGGTTCGAGGGTGAGACTACGCATGGAAATCGTACTCGCGGATATGTCAGGGCGCGCACCATTGCCGCAATGCGCAGACAAATGAGAGAGCACACATTGGAGCGTGCGATCGGCCTCACAATGGGTGGCGGGAAATGAGCCCCACATACGATCGCGCCCCCACGGTGCCGGACATAAAGAAACGGCTCATGGACTTCTTGTCCACGCACATGAGTGTGCCGATTGTAGCTCGCCGCCCTGAAAGTCCTGATCGTCACGCCGCATTCATTCGAGTCCTCTCAACAGGCGGCACCGGTGTCACACAGAAAGCACTCTGCACCGCTCTGGAGACGATCGACGCCTACGCACAGTCGTCGGGTGAAGCGATGAAAATCGCGTGCGAGGCCGTGAATGTGGCGCACACTATGCCGAACTATCGGGATGGTATAGTGATGGTACAATCATCCTATCCGATAGAAATGCCCGATCCGGACACGTCTCAGGCGAGGGCGACTGCAACATTAACAATTACAGCACACAGGTGAACAAATAATGGCTGTTAACGCTGACAATGCACTCATTTTCTCGTCCGACAATGACGCGCTCTGGCTGGGTGATTATGTCGAGAAGTTCGGTGAGAAGGTTACGTCGCTCACCCAGGACCTCTCTGGTGTGACCGGTCTCACTAACGTTGGGTGGATTAGCGAGGATGGATTCAAGCTGACCTCCGACGACTCCGTCACCAAGATTAAGGGGCACCAGGGCCACGGCGTCGTCAAGACCTTCCTCGACTCCTCGGAGACTACGTTCAGTGCCACTCTCCTGGAGACCATGCTTGCCCCGCTCTCGTGGTATCTTGACGCCACCAGTGAGAAGGTCGAGGACGGGGGCGCCGTCAAGGGCGTGAAGATCACCGCCAAGTCGTCCCGTAAGGTCAAGCTTCTCTGCGGTGTCGCCGATTTCTTCGATGTGTCTGGCGTGGGTGCGCAGATTCGTATCGTTTTTCCGCGTTTGGAGCTCGGTGAGCGCGGCGAGATCACTTTCCAGCAGGCTGAGATCACCGGCTACGAGTACAACCTCTCCGTGCTGGGCGACTACATTATCTACTCCGACCACAAGGCGCTCCTTCCGGCCTGACAATGATGCTTCCCCGCTATTTCGTGTTTCGGATGGGTTGTCGCGGAATAGCGGGGAAGATCCAAAACAAACACAACCCACCCACTTTATAAAACAATTTTGAGGACAACCCATTATGTCTGACAAGACCACGAAGAGCAAGGCAAAGGCCGCTGGAGCTAAGGCGCCGGCTGACAGGCTTGCCAAGGCAGAAGCCACGCGCGACCCGATTCACGTGGACTATGAGGGAATCGAGTTCGACATTCCCCCGGAGGCGTTGGAGGACTTCCGCGCATTCGAGGCCCTCGACGCCGGTAACCCGTTCCCGCTTTTTCGCCTCATCGTAGGCGACCACAAAGACGAGGTCTACTCTGCTCTGGAGGACGAGAACGGTCGCGTCCCGATCGACGCGGTGACCGACTTCATGCAGTCAATCGTGTCCGAGGTGGGCGCGGGAAACTGACGATTCTCCCACCACTACTCCGCGAGTATGGGTGGGAGATAGAAGCCGACCTGCAACGATACTACAACACAGATCTTCTAGATCTATACCGAGGCAGAATAACCCCCAGGCGAGTAATGGCACTCATCGGCGGCCTCCCGCCAGGGTCAACATTCGATAGGGCGCGAGGCGGAGACAGATACTGGTCCGACGAAGTAGCCGCCACAATAATGTCAGCACACAACATTCAGACCACACTACTCGCCGTCAATGGAGTCAAGAAAGACAAATGGCCTGAAGCGCCGAAACCACCGGCTGAAGGATACCGGGAAACCGGCAACCCCCGGGTGTCAAGCAAACACGCTAAAGCACAGAAGGCCAAGGGCGAGAAATGGCTCGCCCGATACGGCAAATAAGCCGCGTTTCTATCGGATAGTGTAAAATGGTTCACGCCAAGACGAACACGAAAAATTGTTTGCTTGGCGTGAACCATTTTCGCTGTACATGATTTCGGAGAGGTATCAATGGCCGGATATGATCTCGGGACCGCATGGATCCAAATCAGCCCGTCCGTGCGAGGCCTCGCCCGGAGCATTAATAGCGAAATCGGCAATGTCGACACTGGGCCGGCCGAAAGAAAGATCACATCCGGCCTGGGTGGTGCGTTCAAATCGGTAGCGAAAATCGCCGGCGCCGCACTCGGAGGACTCGCAATCGGCGGCATCGCAGTCGCATTCGGCGGCGTCGCAAAAGAAGCATTCAATGCGGCCGATGCCACAATCAAATTCAAACAAACGCTCGCGTTCGCCGGTAAAAGTGCGGACGAAATCAACGCGCTCACAAAAAGCACACGCTCCTACGCGGACCGCACGATTTACGAGCTCGACGATATTCAGTCCATTACCGCGCAGCTTGCATCCAACGGAGTAAAGGGGTACGATAAGCTCGCCGAGGCAGCGGGTAACCTGAACGCCGTTGCGGGCGGAAACGCGCAAACGTTCAAAACGGTCGGCCTCGTTATGACGCAGACCGCGGGCGCCGGAAAACTCACCACCGAGAACTGGAACCAGCTTTCCGACGCCATTCCAGGCGCATCCGGTAAATTGCAGGAAGCCATGAAAAAGAATGGCGCCTATACCGGTAATTTCCGGGAAGCCATGGAGAAAGGTGAAATCACCGCTGAGGAATTCAACCAAGCAATTCTCGACCTCGGTATGGAGGACGTGGCCATTGAGGCCGCTACATCCACCAAAACCTTGGAGGGTGCTTGGGGGAATTTCAAGGCCACCCTTGTGACCGGGGCGCAGGAAATCGCCGAAAAAGCACTCCCATGGATCACCGCATCCCTCGACGCCATGAGCAAAGGGTTCGAGAAAGTATTCAACTGGGTGAGCAACTCATTCATTCCCAGTATTACGAATGCTTTCAACGTTATCCGCAAGGGTGACTTCACCGGCCAGATCTTCTCATTCGAGGAAGACTCGAGCTTCGTTGATTTTCTTTTCCGCATGCGTGACGCTGCCGCCGCCGCGGGAGAATGGATCAACAAGACGCTCGTCCCGTCGCTGAAGAATCTTAAAGACCTGCTCATGTCCGGTGATTTCACGGGGACGATTTTCGGATTCGACAAAGACTCCGGAATCATCTCATACATCACCAACGTGCGCAATAGTTTCGTCGAGCTCGGCAAATTCATTGTCGGAACACTCGTCCCTGGCATTGCTACCGCTCTCAGCACCATCGCGAACAGCAGCCTCGTCCAATTCATGGAAAACTTGACCGTCGCTATCCTCAATAGCAAAGTGGCGGTTTACAGTATCGCGGCCGCGTTTACGGCATGGAAAGCCGTCATGGTCATGTCCTCAATGCAGCAATGGTTGAATGACATGGAAGGCGTAGCCGGGGTCGCCGGGCGTGTCACTACGGCCATTAACGCAATGACTGTGGCGAAGGTCAGAGACGTGGTCGAGACTGCGCAGCTCAACCTCATGTACGCCGGCGAATTCCTGTCGAATATCGCGCGCGCAACGACACAGATCACGATGCAGGCGGTTGCGTGGGGTAGGGCCACGGCAATGATGGTCCTCCACAAGACGGCAACAATCGCCTCTACCGCGGCGCAATGGGCATTCAACGCAGCAATGGACGCCAACCCAATCGGCCTTGTAGTGATCGCTATCGCAGCATTGGTCGCGGCAATCATTGTGGCATGGCAGAACTCCGAAACATTCCGCAACGTCGTCATTTCATGTTGGGAAGCAATCAAAACGGCAGCAGGAGCCGTGGCCGATTGGTTCGCCGCCAACGTGTGGCCTCTCATGCAAGTCGCATGGGACGGAATTGTGGCTGGCGCCCAGTGGATGTGGGGCGTCATGGTATCCGTTTGGCAGGGAATGCAACCCGTCATTCAAGCGGTCATTGATTGGATCGTCGGCACCGCATGGCCCGCGCTCCAGGCGGCATGGGACGGAATCGTCGCCGGCGCCCAATGGGTATGGAACGGCATCGTCAGCGTTTGGCAGGGAATACAGCCCGTCATTCAAGCCGTCGTCGATTGGATCGTTAATACCGCGTGGCCTAACCTTCAGGCAGCTTGGGACGGTATTTCTGCGGGCGCAATGATCGTCTGGAACGGCATGGTCGCAGCATGGCAAGGGATCAGCGATATAATCCGTCCCGTCGTCGATTGGATTGTCAATGTTGCCGCCTTGTATCTCACTACAGCATGGGATGCCATTAGTTGGGGCGTGAGTGCGCTCTGGTCTACGATTCAGTGGGCGTGGGACGCTATTTGGGCGGCAATCATGCCAGTCGCCACACAAATCTACAACGACATTTGGCCCATGGTAGTCGGCGCGTTCAACGCGATTAAAGATACCGCCTCCATGATGTGGGCCGATATTCAGATCGCAT